ATATTACCATTACCAAATTCTTCATTAGGATTAGCTGCAACAGCTGAACCATACGCCATCCAATCTCCCATTGCACCGCCAAGTCCTGGAAGGAAACCAATGAAAGCTCCTATTGCTCCGCCTCTTATTGAATCCCATCTATATTTCCATGCAGCTTTAATTCCATCTAAGGTTTGGCCTTTAGTATTATGAGGTATAGTAGTTCTATCTTTTTTCCTCCAACCATCTAATATTTCTGGGAAGGCAAATAGACCAGCAACCATCGGCATAATCTGAATACCAGCTCCTAGATACTCCCAACCGAATGTCCACCTATCAGCATTTGTCACTGGGTCAGTACCTATACTCCCTAAGAATAATCCAATTAATATAGCTATTAAGCTTCTAATCCAAAATCTATTAGATACAAATCCAACACAGGCAAGAGCTAACATAACAAAAGCCCACATCTCTGGGACGCCAAAGACCATCATAAGCTTTGTATACCAAGGGAGTAGGGCGAATGTAAGTGTTCCCCATAGGAGACCATTGACAGTTGAGGTTGTTATTGCAGCTGTAAGAGCATACGTTGCTTTACCTTGCTTGGCTAGAGGGTGACCGTCGACCATTGTGGCTGCGGCTGAGTTAGCTCCAGGAATTCCTAACAAAATACCTGAATAAGTATCACCTGTGGTAGAGGCTGCAACCACGGCCATACAAAATATAACTCCTAAGTACGGGTCTGAGAAATAAGACATAAAACCAAATAGAACTACAAGTCCTGTTGTAGCTCCGGCTGCTGGTATTAATCCTATTATAAGACCATACAAGGTCCCTAATAATAATGCTATAATCATAATATATTTATTTATTTACCAATACTTCATTTGATTCCTATATTGTATTTGGGACATAATTCCCAATCACCTTTTTCTTTATGTGATATTATTTTAATTTGATTTAATGGAGCAGTGTCTCCGATTGGTTTGATAGTTTCTAATAATCCCCAATCAGACATGAGTGTAACAATTGTGTTACGTCTTTGGAGGTCATTTTCTGTTAGGTTAGATGGTTTACCATCCAATAAGAATAACTCTTTAAAATGAGTTATGAAATATCTGCCTTGCTTGTGTAGTATATGACACGATTGAAATAATTGTGAATCACGTTTGGATGCTACTCCCATTCTAGTTAGAGTCTCTCTAATTTTGAGAAAATCATCTGGTTCAGCCAGGGTAACTTCCAACATCATCTCCGGTGTCCAGCTAACTAGATTGTCTTTGTGTTCCGCCATGATTTATTCTTCCTTTAATAATTTTAAGGTTTTTATTACTTAAAAGCGGAAGTACATCACGAGCTTTTTCATTGCTATATCCATAATATTCTTTTATAGCATTGATGTCCTCAGATTCATCAGACTTGTTCCACTTGGAGAAACGATTGCGTTTCCTTATGATATTTATAAGAAACGTATACTGCAGTCGTGAATCTAAGTGATGGAACTTATTCATTTCGTTGGCATATATGACAGTGTCTGGGAAATAAGATAGACCACGGTTTACCATAAAGGCATTATAGTCTTTCTCATTTTCTAGTATGTCTAATTTTGTATTTGATATTGACGAGATTAAAGCAAATGGATTCATAATTTTTTCCATACCCATACAGCAAGTTGAACTGGAGTTGTACCATCTTTAATAGATATCATTGTTTCAATATGCATATCTAATACTTTAAATTTATCTTTGAACCATTTGAATGCACATTGGTCAGCACTATCTATTGTCCAATGAGCATATTCTGTTCCAGGTTCCATATGAATCTCTGCTCTATTAAGATGAACTCTTACAATACATAGTCCACCTTTTTTTAACCATTGATGAAAATAATCAAAGAAGTATAGATTCTCATTAAGAGTTCCAAAGTTGCATGAGCCTAAAGCTAATACAACATCAGCGAATTCTCTATTAAATATAGAATGAGCTTGATTAAAAGTTGCTTGAAAGTCTGCTTGTTGATATGGAGCTGCGTCAAATCCTATAAGATTTGGAAGTCTATTTTTAAATGGATTAATTCCACAACCAGCATCAATAACTAAACCATTAGGCTTTACTTGATTTACAAAGTCAGCTAATGCTATGCCCGAACTGTCATGGTTATTAAAGTGGTCTATGTCATACGGCTTTCTGGTAAAAAAGTCAATGACTTTGTTTTCATTTTTAGTGGGCGGTTTTGACATACTGTACATTATCAACTAAGAAAGAACGCCAACCAATTTTATCTAAATCAAACACATTTATAATATCTAAATTTTCTTTAGCTGTGCCTGTTCCTTTTGGTGTGTGTTCTTCAGGTATCAAATTGGACTGCAATGTGCATTTCATAATACGTTCAGTACCATCTTTTTTTGTGAAACTTATTTCAGCTACGCTGTCACGTAACAATTCTTTTATATCTGCTCTAGTCATCAGTTACTTTCTCCCTAAGAAAAGTGTTAATTGTTTTAATCATATTACCGGCTTGTTCTAATTGATGATATATACCAAGCAAAGTAAAAGCGATTAATATTGTTGCATAATTTGTTAAGGTTTCTAACATATTATCTCCTATTTAAATTTAATTTGTGACATTATTTCTGTCATACATGCCACCACATTTAGCTCATGGTCTGCAACAAAACTATCTTTATAAGAATAGTCAGCAAGTATAAGCACTAATTGCGGAATACTTGTGGGTGAGACATACTCAACCATGTTGTCATAAACCATTCTAAATAACTTTGAGGATTCTACGTCAATGTTGTCTGTTACCCACTTACGCATTTTCTTAAAGTTTTTAGATTTCAAGTCAGCCATTAATTCTTTAACACTTGTCTCAGATAGAGTAGCAAGTATACCAGTATCAATGTGACCACTCATACCATACCTTTGAAGTTCATTTAAGACACGTCTCCAGTCTGGTACATATTTCATAATCAATTCTGATAGAACGTGATTATCATATATTATTTTTTCTTTATCAAGAATCCATTGGCATCTCTTCATAAAGTCATTACATAACCAGGCATTTTGAATACCATAGTTAAACTCATATATAGAACACCTTGAATGCAAGGGGTCTATAATACGATTTTTAAAATTGCATGTTAATATAAATCTACAGTTTTTTGAGAACTCCTCAATGAACCCACGCAATGCAGGTTGTGTAGATTGTGGATTTAAATAATCAGCCTCATCAAGTATGACTACCTTTTGTCCACCCTGTAATGATATTGTACTTGCGAATTGTTTTATCTTCCCGCGAAGAGTATCAATATTACCATCTTCTGAACCATTAATAATTATATAGTCCATGTTCATTTCGTTGCATAATGCTCTAGCTACTGTAGTCTTACCAACTCCAGCTGAGCCAGTGAACATCATATTTGGAAGCTCTCCCTTAAAGATAATACTTTGAAAAGTATCTTTTAATCCTTTAGGGAGAATGCATTCCTCAATAGTTTGTGGTCTATATTTTTCTACGAATAAAAACTCGTCCATAAACTCTCCATAATAAAATTAGTATAATATTCTATTATACCATAGTTTTAACAATTGTAAACAGTTATTTTGTATCTGTATCTGCCGGGGGTGGTGTGGATGCCGTCACAAACATTTGCAAGCGATTTCTTACAGCACCAACGTCAGCTAATTCGTCGCCATTAAAAGCGCCGCGCTTAGTTACTACATCAATAATTTTAATTACTGCTCCAAGGTCTGCTAGACTTATACTTGTTTCAACTGCTTCTTCAGGAGCAGCTTGTGATGTGACATCAACAGTTTCAGTTACTTCAATCACGTCTTCAGTTTTATCTGCCATATATTATTCCTTATATGTTGTTGTTTTATCAAGGGCAACCCAATACTTAATGTTGCCGGCCATTACAGAAGCAATAAGCTTCTTATCAATACCAAACTTATAAGTATCGGCATTGATGAATTTAAAGTTATTCATATCAAAAACAAAATCAAACTCTGCAGAAGTATTTATACTACAATTTGAGATGTTCATAGTGAATTGATTTGAAGTTGGATTAGATTTATCAATGATAGTGCATTCAATAAATTGAGCTGTTGGACTTTTTCTTACACTTAATGTGTTTGTCCTAAGAGTACCAGCAGCTTTTCTTAATTGATTTAACTGCTCATTAGTAACCTCAAACTCTATATCATTGCATTCTAATTCAATGTCCTTAGTGGGCACAGTTAGAATGTCAACCTCAGAGAAATAATATTTGAATTTGGTAATACCATCTGTGATAGTAACAAATTTTGCACCCTCATCAAAATTAAGAGTAGGGTCTTCAAACATATTAAGACAACTTAAGAATTCTCCTAAGTCATATATACCAAAAGTATAAGGCCAAACATATGCCGCATTAGGTATTACGTTTGCTTTTGCCATAAGTGTTTTGGAAGTAGACATTGTTCTAATGAATCCTCCCTCCTCTCCTAAAGCAATATTACTATTGATTGTTTGAAAGTTATTAAGTACATCAATTATTTCATTACTAAGTTTCACGGTTTGACTCCTTTATGTCATGTTCATTCATGGCCAATAATGCATAATGAATTATTTTCATTAAGTCTATTCTATTAGCTCCATTTTTTTTACCATATCTTGACGCATACTTAAGTACATTACCAAGACAAAAGTCCAATCCTCTTCCAGAACTGGAGATTAAATCCATACTTTGGATTCCATTAGGAGATGTGTAGTGACCTGAATAAGTCTTATCAATATATTCAGTTACATCTGCTAGATTTTTTTGTTCATTAAATTTCATATAGTATATATTATATCATAGTTAGTGGGGAAAGTAAACAGTTTAATTTAAATTTAATGCTAAAAATAATGCTTCATCTTTAATTAACTCTTTATCTAAATTTCTATCGCAATTACCATTCACTCTTTTGTATGGTGAATTGGCAGGACTATCTATTGCCCACCAAGTAATTCCAATATCTGCTGGGTTTAAAGTGTCATAAACAACTTCAACATACTTTGCTCTATCCTCTGGGTCTGGTCCAAGTCCATCACATTTACCATGTAATCCTATTTCACTTAATACCACTGGGACATTATATTTATTTGAGTAATTAATAAGTTGGCTCATATGTGATTTAACTTCACCTAGGTATGGCATAACTTTTAATTCCTCATGTGCATAATAATGAAAGCCATAAATAATATTTGTCCTATCAATAGGAAGTAATAAATTTGCTGGATTTCCATGCCTTGCCCATAAGCCTTTATGTATTCCTTCAATTATAATTGTTCTCCCAGGGGAGACTTTTCTTATAGCATCAACAATTTCTGTTGACCACTCTTGCCATAACTCTCTTTTATTCCAAGCTTTCATTTGTTCAAACTCAGGCTCATTTAAAACATTAAAGATTAAATTATTATTGGAGATATGCTTTAAGTCTTTTGATATGATTTCCCAAAGCTTATGATATGTCTCTCTAACTTCTTTATCATTTTCAAATGCAAGGTGCCAATATGTTTGGCTCATTCCATCTGGCATTTTATAAAAAGTTTCCATTCCAGGCTTTAAGGAAATACCAAACACAGCATCAGGGTGCTCAATTAAAATCTTTTCAATTTGTTCTCCAATAGATTTAATTTTAAGACTGGCCTTTGCGCTTATGGACTTAAAGTCTTTACTTAAAAATCTATCAAATGCAATTATATAAACATAATGAGACCAGCCATCATCAAAGACTTGGTCAACTTTTAAGATATCTTCTGAGACTGTCAATGAAACAAAGTCCATATCACCTGTCCAGTTTGCACTTGAGTTTGCTCCAACTTCTGTAAGTTGGTTCATAACATTATTTGGAATATTATTATCTTCCCAAGCACCACCAAAGGCTTCATCGATTTTCGATAAAGCTAATAGGACTAATAATATTGCGGCCCACCTAGGCATTAGGCTGCAACCGCATCTGTAATTTTTCCAACAAGCTGCTTAGTAGCTTTTTTGGTTTTGTTGAATTTTCTAAATTCACGTTTAATATCTTTCAATTCAGTTTTTCCTTCTGGTAAAACAAACTCATCATCACTATGTTTTTTAGCAATTTTGATTACAAAATAGTTGTCATAACCTTTTGTTTTTTTGAATTCAGTAAAACCTTCTTTTCTCCATTTTTTAATTAACTCAGGAAAATCTCTATAGTCACCATATTTATCTTCTTCATCAACACCATATAAACCTTGACCAAAAGAAGAAGCATCAGTTGCTAAATGGAAACCCATTATAGTAGCACCAGTAATCTCTTTAAGACGCTTTAACATTTCTGCATACATATCTCTAGAATTATCAGCGGCAATCATTTTACCATCAAAGTTTATTAACTTATGTGAATGGTGAGTTTTAACATTAGCATGTTTATCTTCCTCAACATAAATTCCATCAGGAACACCGTCAGTTAAGAACATTAAATTTGTATTTTGAATTGCATGCTTTTTCTGAAAAGCTTTAGTAAGTTTAGAAGCTAACATACAAGTTTGAATAAGTGGAGTTGAACCCATACCGTCTATGTTTGCTAACATTCTACCTGAAATATAATATGGGATTTGTCTAGAATATGAATGACCTTTAGCAATTGCAAATGCAGTTTTAGCAGCTTCTTCAAAAGTTTTAGTATTCATATTTGAAGAAAACATCTCAACAACTTTTGAACCTTTAATATCCATTTCACCACCAATTTGTTTAACTTCTCTAATAGTATTAGAGTGATAAGCTGAAGTTGTGAATGAATAAGAAGCAAAAGGTATATTAACTTTTCTACAAAACATCGCAATAGTAATTGCTTGGGTAGTAACATCTTCTATGATTTCACACATTGAACCTGAAAGGTCCATAAACATTATAATTCCATGTGATTTAGCTTGAGCTAATTGTGTAGTTGTTAAAAAGATATCCTCAGTCATTTTATATGAATGAAGCTTTAATGGGTCAAGCTTTCCAGATTTTGCTGTAGTAGCTCTTGAATATTCAAATGCTGCTTTCTTTCTTTCAAAATCTTTAGCTAATTGACCTGCTATTGCATTCATAGCTGGCTTAGATTTAATCCAATCTTCTTTAACGTCTGTAGAAGTATAAGCACATCCACTTCTGTCATATTCATTATCCATAATAGAATGTTCAATCATATATTCTAATCTAATTTTGTCAGCTTCTTCATATGTGAATAACATATTTTTAAGGTTAACATCAGAAATTCCAGAAGAATATAATGATTGTTTGTTGTCATCATTATAACGGTCTGCTTTTTTCTCTAAAAGTTCTTCTTCGTTTTCTCTAAAAGTATCATCAGTAAAAGTTTCATGACCAGGCTCAACAGGTTCTTTAGTTTTTTCACCTTCACCTTCAGCATCACCTTCACCACCTTCACTTTCTTGGTCGTCATCACCATCTTCTGGAGGAGTAGTACCTTGTGGGTTTTCAGTTTCAGCTTGGTCATCACCATCCATATCATTACTTGGAAAATCAGCACCAGTACCTTCTGGCTTTTCTTCTTCTTCCTCTTTATTTTCTTCAATAAAGTCATAGAATTTTTTACAAACTTTAAGAACATCATCCCAAGTTTGAACTTCCATAGCTTCTTTAACTAATGGAGCTTCCTCATCTGAGAATTCAACTGGAATATAACCACGACCTTTTGAAGAAACATTAAGCCTGTCCATAAGACCTTCCTCATTAATGTTCCTATCATCTGTACCAAATAGGTTATCATCAAAAAGTCTTTTATAACCAGCTTTAAAACGACGAACTATTCCAGGATATGTCTCTTGGATTTTACGTTCAATACGGATATCTTCAACAATATTTAAATAAGCTCTAGGAATTTTTCCAATTTTCTTTTCAGAATCATGCCACCCATCAGTTGGGGTATAAAGAGCATGACCAACTTCATGTCCAACTAGTAAGTCATAAACATCCTTACCTTTGTCTTCCCAAAGTGGTAATCTTAAAACTCTATTTAAAACATCAAAGCTAGCTGTTGAATAATTACCATGTTGAACTGATAAATTTTCTTTTGCTAAAAGCTTTGCCAAATATTCTTGTGCTGATAGATTCATTATGCTTCGTCGTCCCAATCTCTTTCTAATTCTGCTTTCATAGCTTCCTTTAAATCTTCTTCATCTAAAGAAATTTCAGGTTCACCATTGATTGTAGCATCAACTTTTTCATAAAGGTCTGTGAATGCAGATTTAGTATCTTCATCAAAACGATTAACACATAAAGCGATTGCTTTATCACGTTTGTTGAAAATTGAAAACGTTTGAACGATGTGGCATAAACGACGAGTTGAAATAACCTCATCAATTCCATCATCATAAAAAGTTTTCCTAATAGCATCTGCCCAACCAACTAAAAGCTTAGCAAATTCTTCATCCATAACTTCAAATTTTTTCATATGCTTCATAACAATTTTTTCCTCAGTTTTAACTGTTGGAAATGTCTGTTCTAAAGTAATAGTAAATCTCTCTAAAAAAGCATCATCAATAATTTGAGCACCTGAATAACGGCCATCATCTGAACCTTTACCTTTGGTATTTGCTGTAGCAATTATGTTAA